TATAAAACTAATACTTTTCAATTTTTCATAATATTTATAAATAAAACCTAGACCAATGCCAAAGAAATTATCAAAAGACGAAATCAATGAAAGACTAGAAAAATTATACCTAGAGAAAGAAAAGGCAGTAGCATACAGAGATTCACTACCGGCTAAAACACTTGAGAGAAATAAGGCAACCAACAAAATCAGCACAATCTATTCAGCAATCGTTTATTTTACCAAGAAACCTGAAGCAGATAAGAAATTTAAAGATAGACTATTAAATCAGAAACATAGACAACCGAATAAAAAACTAGAACCAATTCCAATTTCATATTTTCAAAGAATAGTTTCCAATGAAATGAATAAACAACTAGAACGAATAAAACAAAAAGCTGATAAATTAATTGCTTCAACTGATTCAGAAAAAGAGAAGAAAACCATCAGGGAAATGCTATATTATACTGAACTAAGAGCAAAATATTCCTGTTGTTAACATTGACGTTGTAGGTGCCACGAAAACCTTCAAGTTTTGTGTTAATCTATTTTGAAATTTGATGTAAGAAGACTTTCACGTGAGAGGTTGAAAACACCGGTAATGTCAACCTCAAGCGTTTTTCTTTATAATAAAAAAAATGGATAAACAAAACAACACATTTATATACCTAGCAGCAGCACTTCTATCATTCATAATGACATTTCTGCTGTTTTGGCAAAATGACCAAATAAAAAGGCTTAAATACCTAATTGAAAAGTCAGACACGACAATTATAACCAATTCGGACACGGTATATAATAAAACAATCGTTATTCAAGATACCCTGATAAAGGAGAAAAAAAGCATCATTAAAAAAACAGATACCATTATAACAAACAATAATGATTCAATCCTGTTGGAACTTAAAAAAAAAGATTACCAAGATACACTCATTACCAACAACAATCAAGATACACTCCAATACCAATTATCAATTGAAGGCTATTCCATGAATAATGATTCAATGCCACGTTTAACCAATTTTAAAGCCCAATGGAGCAATAAATATGTTACCAATGAGAAAATCATCACAGTGGAAAAAATAAGCCCCCAGAAACAAAATAAATGGGGTTTACAAATTGGAGTTGGAACAGGATGGGGAATTATAAATAAAAATCCTGATGTATTTATAGGATTATCAATTGGTTATAAAATTTTTTGAAAAAAAGTTATTAATTATTCACATTTTCCAATTTTTATATATATTTATTATAGAACCAAGATGCAAGATTAGACGTTGCTTGGAAAATAATATAGAAAAAAAAATAATAAAATTTAATTTATTAAATATATAAAAACATGGAAAATAAAAATTATTTTGATGAAATGGAAAAAAAGGATTCAGAAATAATAAATGCCTTTAACACCCAAGTCCATTTCTTTGACAAAATCTATTACAATGAAAAGGGCAGCAGAATTGATGCAATTGCAATCGATAAGAAAGGAAGAAAAGTTCATGCCGAGATAAAACAGAGAACAGGCAAATATGGAAACTTCTTTGAATTTATAAAAAGCTTTAATTCAATATTCCTTGAAACAGGCAAACTTGATGCCTTCTCACACACAATGAACTCAGGCCATACATTGCAAGAAAAAGAAATCCTTATTTCAATTTTCAATAATGGCGATGTAATACTCATTCACGATTTGGATAAACCACAAGAAATGGAATGGTTTCCAAACAGTAGAATATTTAACCCCGGCACAAAAAGATGGGAATTCGAGCATCGTGTGGGCCTATATTGGTATAATGCAATAATCTTTGTAAAAGAAGATAATAAATATATAAGAAAAACAAAAGAGGAAATTCAAAATATTCTTTTTTCATAAATTAATTTTTTATATAAAATAACCAACAGATAAATTATATACCTGTTGGTTATTTCCTTTTTAATTAATCAATTAAATCAATATCATTCAATAAACTAATGTACTGATGCAACGTCTTAACACTCTTCCCTGTAATGGTTGCAATCCTTATTAGATTAACATTTGGCTTCTGTATCTCCTTCATAATAAATGAATGCCTAGCAGAATAATACCTGCATTCCAAATCAATTAAAGGAATGGATAAACAATTCTCAACATTCCTCCTAACAATCTCTTCATTGACAACCCTAAACCAATCCACAAGATGCTTGCCGTGATAAGTGTATAAGTTATTAACCCTCTTCTTAATATCGCCCGAAAAACCATTCAATGAGGGAAGAAAATATTCACCCTGATTGAACATTAACATCACACCAATAATCACCTGATTAATCACTTCATCACACCTTAACCTTATCTTATAAGGCATACCAGTCTTACTCCTGTTACCATCAATGGCATAACATGTAATACCCTTTAATTCAATTATCCTTATATCACTCTTCTTCAATAATGAAATATCAACAGGCGAAATACCTCCCATCACATATATTGAACAGTATAAATATAAACCATATAACTCACTGTGTATATCCATTAACTCTTCAATAACGCCTTCCTTGTAATTCCATAAATTACCCTCCCTGTCAATAACCCTAGATAAAAATATATCCAACATAACATCCATTGATGAATGATGAATGTATAACTCACTCTTTGAATCCCTGTATTCTTTGTGATATTTCCACGCCTCAAATGGATGCTTCGATATTAAACCCAATGATATAGCATAATGACATATCGCCCCAATCTTTGCCAAATAACTCCTAATGCTACCAGCAGATAAACCATTTCCCTCCATCCATCTTCCATATCTCCTACAGAACGATTCATCAATCTCATTCACTATTACCTCCCTACCATAGAACTTGGTCACATTCCTGTATACAATCCACCATTTCTCAATAGACCTTGAACCTAATCCCTTCTCTGATATATAACGCCCAATTAGCCCCTTTAAATCGTTTGTAACAGCAGATAATGACTTCCTTGGAGAAAGTATCATGGAAGGTGTATAACTCTCTCCAAGACGCTCATAATCATCCCTAATGGCTATTGCATCATCCTTCATCTTCTTTATCATTGAATTTATCATTAGCCAATTTGGATAGCCTTTTTTCACACATTGTCCTCGCTCATCCCAATACTTTTGAATACAACTGTAACCAGTAGAAACTTCCTTTCTACCATTAAAACTACACATTAACATAATAGGAGAAGAACCATCAGATAAGGTCTTTCCTGTTTTCAGATATAACCTGATTTTTGCAATTGTTACTTTTGGCATGGTGCTATTTTTTTAATTCATTTGCAAAGATAAGTGCTATTTTTCAAATATCAATAAAATTAATGTTAAATATTCATAATCAGATATTTACATCATTTCCAAATATTTACAAAATGAAATAAATAAGTTCGTTGTGGAAGGCCTTGATTTAATCAATGTATGCTGATTATCAATTAGTTAAGAACATTTGATATTTTTGGTTAGCGTTATGGTGCTATTTTTATCTTAATTTTATCTTAATAAAAAAATGGCTATAGTGGTTTAAATTTCCACTATATAAAAAATATTTTAAAAAAATAAATTTTAGCAATGAAAAATAAAAGACTCCATATTCTTTCAATGAAAGAAAAAATGACAATTCAATTATGGTTGGGTATATTCTTAGCTGTGATGGGTGTTATTTTGCTTTGGGTAGGATTATTCTTACCTCCAATTGGTGTAATTCATGCTAGTGTGCTGACAGCATTAGGTGAAGTGTTCACATTTAGTGGGAGTCTCATTGGTATTGATTACTCATACAAGTATAAAACCATCAAATATTTAGCAGAGACAGATGAGGAAATAATAAGAAAATATAAAGAAGAGGAAGGAGAAGATGAAAATGATGATGATTAAAAATATAAATTGCAAATATCCAATTGAAATTGAAAGAAGAAAGATATATGATGCTGTATATGAATATATTCTTCCTGAAGGTTTTGAATTTTGGAGTTATGAAACAAATTATGGAAATAGAATATATGCAGGAGAAATACCTGATAACCCTTATGTAATTAAAAAGAAAGAAGATGGAACAATTCACCAAGAACTTTAGTTATGATGAACTTATAGCATCAAGCACAGCAAAGAGATTAGGATTGGATAATACACCAAGTGAAGAGGAAAAAGAGAAACTAAGACAACTTGCAGAAGATATACTACAGCCAATTAGAGACGCATGGAAGAGTCCAATTATAGTTAACAGTGCATTTAGAAGCGAACAGGTAAATAAGGCTGTAGGAGGTGTTAAAAACAGTCAGCATAGACTTGGAGAGGCAGCAGATATAAAACCTATTAAGATGAATGAAGGTGGTAAACTATATAGGATGATACAGAATATGGTTAATAGAGGATTAATAACTGTTGGTCAATGCATATGGGAATATGGCAATTCAAAGAATCCACAATGGGTACATGTTAGTTTACCTACATCAAAACATAAAAATGAATTTTTTAGAATAAAATAACAATATACATCAAGGCACTAGGGCACGCTACCAAAAGACATTAGGACTTGATTACAAGGAAGGATAAAAGGTGAATTTATCCTTCCATTTTTTTTATAATTTTTAATATTTTATATAGTTAAGATATATTTATATATATGAAAGTAATTTTATTTGGAAATGATAAATGTGGTTCATGTAGAGAATGGAAACCGGTTTTCGATAAGTTAATGAAAGAATATCAATTGGATAATGAATTTATTGATATTGAAAAGGATAAGATAAATAAAGAGAAATATGATATTCACGGTATACCAATGACCATATTCTTTGATGATGATGGCAATGAGATTGGAAATATATTAGGTGGAATATTAGATGAAAATTTTGCAAGAAAACAGATAGATTATTATGTTGGACAGGGAAAAACACAAAAATGAATTTTTTCAATATATAATTGAAAATAAAAAGATTCTTCAAAAAGCATTGAAGAAAAATATAACCTATGACCCTGAGTTATTCGATGATGTAACAGCTGACACTGTAATAAGGATTGCTGAGTACATAATGAACAAGGGTGTAAAGATTGATAATTTCAAGTATTTCTTTTTCATTTGTGCAAAGCGAGACTACATAACAAAACAGAATAAGAAACGTCAGGAACAAGCATTGCATAACCGTGATTTCTTTGATAATATATTCAATGGATTGGAAAAGAGGGAAAAGAGGGAAGATGTGGATATATATAATTCATTAATTGATGATGATGAGAATATTCAGCAACAGGAGGAAAAGGCAAACAAAATAAATCAGTTATTCAAGTATCTTGAGGGTGAATTGAATAAACAATTTCCACCTGATGAATGTGATTTATTCCTTATCTATTTCAGACTTAAATCAGGCAAGAAAGGAGTATCTTATAAGAAGATGGCATTTTTGCTTGATAAGGATTTAAAATATATAACCAACGTTATAAAGAAGATAAAGAAATATATCAAGGAAAATGAAGAAATTCAAAATAAAAAAAATGAAATATTAAAAAACAATGATTGATTTTTGTTTTATAGATATTTTTTGTATATTTGCCAGTATACTACCATCGTTGTTACAATTTTACATTTTAATAATTGTAACACTGTTTAGCTATATGTTTATGTATTTAACTACTCATCATCCAATGTTCAATTTGATGCAGATTGAAATGTTTAACAGGAAGCCATTTTCATGTTGGTTATGCTCCAATTTTTGGTTTAATATGTTTTTGATGAGTAATTTGGCTTATATTTGGACACCAATGTTTTTACTTTGGGGGGGTATATTTACAGGATTAACAACTTATATAATATACAAAGATGGATATTAAAGGATATGAAGGTTTATACAAAGCCAATGAAGATTTTACTGAAATTACAAGAGAAGGATATTGGATTACTCAAACTAATTCTCATGGAGAATACAAAAGATTTATGAAACCAAAGAAAATTAAAATATATATTGACAATGAAGGCTATTTATCAGCAACTCTAAAAGGAGAGCATAAGAGAATACACTGCTTAAAATATAGAACATTAGTTGGAGATATACCTAAAGGTTTCGTGATAGACCATAAAGATAGAAATAAGTTGAATAATTCAATAGATAATTTAAGAGTTGTAAAACAGAGTGTTAACGCTAGAAATGTTGAAATAGCAAAAAGACCTGATATTAGAAAAGTAGGGAATAAATATAGTTTGAGATTTTCAATGAATGGCATTAGAAAGTATTATGGTTTATTTGAAACTTATGAAATGGCAAAAGATAAATATAACGAATTATATGCAGAGCGTGAAAAGCATTATAAAGATATTGGCTTTTTTATTTAAAAATAATCTTTATAAAAAATAAAAATAGAAATGGGTTTAATTAGAGATAAGAAAACAGGAAGCAACGTTAGTGTTGCAAAGGTTAATGGCTACACAGTTGATAATGTTATCAAGGCCAAGAAGTATCTTAAAGAAATTGGTGGTGACAGGAGAAACTTTCCAATTGAAAGATTGGTTGAAATGTATAATGATATAAAGGGCACAAAGGAGAAAGCAATTGGCTGCAAGCCGTGTCAGGCATCAAAGTATTACATGGGCCTTCAGAACTATGTTACCTATGGCGAATTAACATTAATTAACAATGGTGTTGCGACTGAAGATGATTTCGACATTGATAAGGTTAAGGAAGAGCCTGTAATTGAGGAAGTAAAGGAGGAAGAGGCAAAGCCAAAACTAACACCGGCTGAAAGAATGGCAAAGGCAAGAGAGGCAAGAAAATTGAAGAAAAATGAAGAAAATAAAGATTAATGATAAAGAATATAATATTCCTGAATCATTTGATGAAATATCAATGAAAGATTATTGTAGGATATTCTATAAATTGGTTGAAACAAATTCCAAGATGGATGAAGATGAAATCAGGAAAATTACATTAAAGAATGAGTCGGTTATTATTTCACGTTTGCTGAATGAGGAAGATGATTTTGTGATGAAGCTTCCATTGGAGATATTTGGCAGGTTAAGCAAAATGGTTGATTGGATATATCAGATAACTGAATTCCTTGATTCAAAGACATTTAATTTAACAATTGATGGAAAGAAGTATTTCATGCCAAATCCTGATGAAATGTCATTAAGGCAGTATATTGATGCTGATATGACGATGAAGGAGGCTAACAATAAGAATCAGTTTATTGAGCTGTTATCAATACTTCTTCTTCCAATTGGAAAGGATGGCAAGTATAACTATGATGGAAATTACAAGGAATTAATTCCAAAGATTGAAAAGATGAAGGCATCAGAAGGATTGCCATTTATATATACATTTTTTAAAAAAAAAGTGCTTTCCAAAAAGCTAATGAAGGACTTTTCAAAGGTAGAAGAGGCAAGCCAACAAGCCCTGCTTATTCAAAATTCATAGAAACCTACAATTGGTATCATATCGTCTCAACACTTGCCGGTGATAACTATTTAGCCATTGATAATGTTTTGGATGAAAATGTTCAGGACTGTTTTTCTTTTCTTGCCTATCTATCAGCAAAGAATGAGGCAGAATCAGCTCAGATGGAATTTGAATTAAAATTAAATAATAAAAAGAAATAACTATGGCAACAAATGCAAAAGTAGGCTTAAACAGAAAACTTCATGAAGCTAAGAAAAATACCCTTGATGAAATGCACTATGATGTGTTGAAGGGTATGACCAAGTATAGGATAAGGAAGAAGTTCTTGAATGGTGAATATACTTTACCTGAAACTGATAAGGCAGATATGTCAAAGGATGGAAGGAATCTTGAAAGAAGATTCACCAATTATTGGCAAGATATGATTAATGCATTTGGTGAAGAGTTTGAAGATAATAGAGAAGCACTGAAGGCAAAGTTCATTGCAAGATATACTTATCTCTATGAACAAGCATTAAATAAGAATGATTTAAAGGATGCAAAGGCGATTCTTGATTCAATTGTTAAATTAACAGGTGCTGATGAACCAATAAGGCAGGAGATTGATTTGAAGAATTTCACCATTGATTTTGGTCTTGAAAATGTTGTAAAGGATGAATAAGGTACATTTTAAAATTAATCTCACCAAGACTCAAAAAGAAATTTATAGATTGGCCAAGGATGAATCATTCAAGTATCTAACAGTGGTGTGCTCTAGGCAGCAAGGAAAATCAACTGTAATGATGGTGTTATGCACAGAGTGGTTATTAAAGCCAAATGTCAAGATTGGCTATGTGTGTAGAACATCATTGTTTGCTGAAACAGGGTATAGTGATTTACTAAGAATATTCCCTGAAGCATTAATTAAAAAAGCAAATGCCACGACAAAGTATCTTGAAACAGTATTTGGCTCTTCAATAAGGTTCTTTAGTGCTGAATCAGGAAACTCTCTTCGTGGACAGTCATTCCATTATCTCATCAATGATGAGTTTGCTTATTTTGGTTTTGAGCAGACAGATGGAAGTGACCTTTGGAATCATATTTTATCACCAACTGTTAAGGTTAAAGGAAGGAAATGCATATTTGTTTCAACGCCACTTGGAAAGAATAATAGATTCTATGAAATGTATTTAAGGGGTCTTGATGATAATTTTCCACAATATAAATCGATTTTAAAAACCATTTATGATGATGGATTAATTTCAAAAGATGAAATTGAGGACACACGGAAGTCAATACCTGAGCTTGCATTTAATCAGGAGTATCTTTGCCTATTCCTCGATTCGGCATTAACGTTTTTCTCTGGTTTTGAAGATTGTTTCAAGCCATTAAATATTCAATATAATCAAACATATATTGGCGTGGATTTATCAGGTAATGGACAAGATGCAACCATTTTAACAAAGATTAACGAAAAGAATGAGGTTGAACAATTTGAAATAACTGGAACATTGGACATGAAATATAACAAGATTTCCAATATCATCAATGAATCCAAGAATCTTCAAATGGTCTATCTAGAAAACAATGGGTTGGGCGCTCCAATGATAAATGAAATTTTAAAATTGGTTAAATCAAAACATCTAATAAAGGAATGGACAACAACCAATGCAAGCAAGGAGGAAATATTATCCAATTTGGCTGTTGTAATTGCTCAGAAGGGCATTGTTTTTGATGAGCTTGATAGGAGTCTATACAGTGAATTTGGAACGTTTGTGGCCAATTATACAAAGTCAGGGCATCTTCAATTTGGTGCAATATCAGGAAAGCATGACGACAGGATACTCTCATTGGCGATAGGACTTCAAGCCAAGAAAGATTATGATTATAAATATACTAAGACATTAGCAAATATAATTAGAATATGATTAAACAGGTATATGATTTGATGAAAAACCTATCAAAGGAACACAAGTTAATAAATACATTCCGCTATGATAGGCTATCAAAAACAGCAGGAACAGGTGAAGATTATCTTCCACTTTGTTTTCTTGAAATGCCAATATATTTTGGTAGGGTAAAGGTATTGGAAGGTGTTATTCCAATTCAGTTCAATTTCAACATTGTTCTTAACCCTCAAGCAATGGATAATTTTAAATGCAAGCCATTAACGCCTGTAACTTGTCAGGAGATTGCATCTCAGATTGCACAGCAGTATATTGCAAGAATAAGGAATTTGAACAAGAAAGGCGAAACACCGGTGAATATAATTGATTATTCAATTCTTACCCTTCAACGTTGGTATGATGATAATTCCTATGGTGTAAGGGTTACTGTTAATGCTGAGATATTGAATGAGATTAACTTCTGTCTTGATGAAGATTATTTTGACCCTGAGAAAGAATTTAAAAAGGATAATCTTCTTGAGAGTGTTAATACAGATGACGCTGAAGGATGCGTGTCATTATCATATAAATTGCCAAAAATTAATTTATAATGCAGATTGACAAACTTGAAGAGGCTTTTGGATTACTGGCAGAGCAATGCAAAAGGGTTGTTCAGTATTCAATGGAACAGAATGGTGTGAATGACAAGATAAATGTTAACACCTTGATTGATTCTCATTTATATGATGAGATTGAAACTGAGTATGACTTGAAGATGGTTAAGTTCATGATTAACGAATATTATGAATATGTTGAATCAGGAATGGAGGCAGGTCATTGGGTTGATGCTGAATATCTAATACCGTGGATGCAGGATAAGGGAATAACTGTTGATAATAATACAGTATATAATGTGCAGTATTCAATTTATAAATGGGGTATTTCTCCAAGGCCGTTTATGGAAGATGCTTGGAAGATGATTGATGAATACTTTGATGATTTTGCCAATCAGGTTATTCAAATATTATTGGAAGATGTTGATGATTGGTTTAATAATTAAAAGGTAGGTTTTGCCTACCTTTTTTTGTTTCTTTATTTTAAATAAATATTGTATGGCAAAAATTGAATTGCAATCAGAAATAGTTGGAAGTTCTCAGGATAATTTCCTTATATTTCAAAATAATAATGGTGAGCGTCCATTTGTTACATTCAACATAAGAGGTGGAAGCAGTAATCCTGTTGGCCAAATTACAATAAAGGATGCAATTGATGATGATGGATATAACAAGACAATTAATTATTCACCATCTGAAATTATATCAGATTCTTCTTTTATAATAAATCCTAGTAATCAGACTGCATCAACCTTTTCATTATTGGAGTGTTTGAAAAAAAATCAGATATTCTTTGATATTACCCTTATTCAGGATATTCCAAATGTTGGAATTGTGATTAAGGCTTATATCGACTCTTCAACCAAATATGCAATCAATGGAGGGTCTTTTGTTCAAGTTGGTGGCAGTTATTCCTCTTATACACCAAAAGAGCCAAATAAGTTTGTTGTATTGGAGAATACAGGTGATAATCAGATAGCACTTGAAAAGATGGCTTATCAGGATGAGGTATCATTTAACGTTACATCGCCATTTGAACATTTATCATTTAAAGACCCATTTGAATTTAAGCTATTAGGTTATAGGATTGATAATAATCATGTATATCCTGAAACTATTAATAACTATCAAATAACTGTATTTCCCACAACTCTTTCAAAGTTTGATGATACAAAATTAAGTGATTATTTTACATATGGTTCTGCTTCAAAGAAATCATTCCTTACCAATAATCTTGAGAGGGATTATAATTATGGTGAAAAGGTTGGGCTAAGTGTAATGACATCAAGGAATAACCTTACATTGTCTAAGAAATATTATACTGTATCAGGCAAATATCTTGGAGAAGATTCAAGTGTATTATACACTGAAAATCCAAAATACAGGTTTGACTTCTACTTTACACTTGATTTGGACACCATTGAAGCAGCAACCAATAAACAGGTTGGATATTGTTTGGTAGAAGCAATGTATAACGGAGAATCCATAACAACTCCAATTAGGTTTAACATTGTGCCAAAGTGCAATCAGAACAATGAGATATTCTTCGTTAATGAGGTTGGAGGAATTGATTCATTTAACTTCCTAGGTGAAAGAATATATAATACATCAATTGATGAGCAGACAACCTATTTCAAGAATCCAACAGGTAGATGGGGCAAGGTAAAGGAATTGGAAATTGTTGGGCAGAAGAGGAATATTGTTCAGCATCAACTGACAACCACGATTATAAATTCAAGCACTGCAAGATGGTTGAATGAAATGAGCAAGTCCAAGTATGCATTCCTATTCATTAATGGTAATCCAACAAAGTTCAAAAAGATTATAATAACAGATTTGGATATTGAAGTATCAGACAGAGAGAATACATTTGAGATTGAAATGACATATCAGGACTCAGATAGCAATATATCCATTTAACATTATTTAATAAAAAAATATTTAAAATGATTCAATTATATATTGAAGGTAAATTGGTAGATATTGACGATTCATTCGAAATTCAATTGGAGAAGGACTTTGACAACTTTGATGAACACGTTGTTGAAGAGTCACATTATTCTTTTGAAATTGAATTGCCAATTACCAAGACCAACAGGGAAGCATTGGGTTTTGTTGACGTGTTTGACGTGGCTAATAAGTTTGGAAGGACTTATAATGCAATCCTGTTTGTTGATAATGTAAACCTATTGAATGGCAAATTTCTATTATCAGAAATCGATGGTGAGTATTTCTCAGGCAATCTCTATGTTCCGGCAGCAAAAACCCTTAAAGATGTATTAGGCGACAAGAAGCTAAAGGATATAAAAGCCCATCCAATGTATATTAATACTTGGAATGATATTGCAAATATCAATAATGGCATAATAAGGAATATATCAACAGCTGACAAGCATATTGCATTTCCTTATGTTCTGTACAGATTGCCTTATAATAATACAGCATCAACATTATCGATAACCACTCAGGACTTATCAGCATCAGGTTCAACATTCTCAATTGATAATGTATTTCCTGCATTTAATGTTCTTTCAATTTTAAAGGATGCTTTTGAAGGGGAAGGCTACAAGATACAGGGTAATATATTTGGAATTGAAAAGTTCCAAGAATTATATCAAACATTATCAATGCAGTCTAAAGACTACCACGGCCAAAAGAATACACCATACTATGTATCATTCCATGCTGATTATGATATGAGAAGGGGTGATAATATATCTTCAACACTGATTGAAACATCATTATATTCTGACCCTTCAATGCTTGTTGGTACTGATGCAATTTTATTGTCAGAGAACACAAGGATAACGAATGAACAGGATGATTATAACATGCTTCCAAAGGGAATTAATTCAAATGCCCATTCACTCATTATTCCAAAAACAGGGTGGTACAGAATTAAGTGCAATGGCCAAATGTCATATCCTGTTAATGGAGGAAGATATACTCAGGATGGCAGACACGATTTGAATGGCTGTTATAATGACAGTGATAGGGTTGACTTATCTCAGAATATATTTGAATTTCAATTAAAGAAAACCCAATCACCAATGTCCAATGTTCAGTACTATTCGATGAACTGTGCAACACCAATGGTTCCGACAAATCTTTCAAAGGAGAATGTTACCTATTCAGATGCTCTTATATTTGGTATTGGTGGAATGATGGGAATTAAACTTTCCTATGACGATGCTAGGAATTCATTTGCAAAGAATGAAAAGACTGCAATTGTAAGAGATTATTCAGGCTTTGATACAGATGAATTTATTGCTGGTGCAAGACTTGGTTGCCCTTATGTATCTGAGACATTTTCTGAGGAACATTTGGAAGATAGGCGTTCAACAGAATTGGTATTTGCTTGTCTACCAAATCCTGCAAAAGCAACAAAGGCATCATTCACTGATGATGGAGGTGTCGAGCATCAATATATGACACTTTATTCAACATTGGGTTTAAAAAGTGATGCAGATAACTTCAGGATGGACTATGGAAAGAATACAGCTCAGGTATTGGTAAGGGCTGACAGTTATTCCAATTTTGAAGGATATAACAGGTTTAAACCAAACCTTAATACAACAGGTGGAACGTGGGATACAACATCCAATTTTGGAATGATAAGTTATCCTGGACAAGAGAATAATTCAGCACATGCTACATCATTAACAGGTGGAAATTGGACAATAAACACTGTTGTATGGTTGGAAGAGGGAGAAATGGTTTCTCCTGAGATTGTTGTTCCTTACAATGACAACGCTGATGAGTGTGGATGGTTGGAAACATGTGATTGGAAGCACTTTTATAATGCAGGAATATTATGGACAAAATGCTCATTTGATTTCCAAATGGGAATAATCAATTCTGATGAGAAATGGGTCCCAACTCCTAATAGCCCTGTTCCATCTTTTGAAACGATTAAGACACCACTTCCAACAAATGTTAATCAGTTCCTTGGAGATACAAAGGTGAATGATTACATTGAGAATTTCTTGAATACATTCAATCTTCGTTTAACAAAGATTAACTCAAAAACCTATTCAATTGATACATTATCAAATGAGCAAAATACATATGGTAATGTGATAAATATTGACGAATGGGCAAATGTTAAGGATGCTTCTTTTAAAAGAATTGATTCCAAATCAACATTATTGGAATGGACAAATTCAACTGATGAGGAAGGGTATATTCACGGCAATAACACCAAGGTTGATGACAGAACAATCAGGGATGAATCAGGATATACAGGAGGAATTGAATTCACCAATGAATCTGATACATCTTCAAGTGAGAAAAAGATTAAATCCAATTGGTCATATACATGGTTAAAAGATATAACCTTTGTTAATGGCGATACAGCATTCCCATCAGGTGTTAAGGAAGTGCCTGTAATTGGTGATGCTAGTTTATGGGAAAATACATACTTATCAATTAATGATGTTGATTTTGCAACTGATAAAACTTCTAGATTGATATATCTTGACAAAAATCCATCATCAAAGATGTACAATTTCTTCAATGTATATAGATATAAGAATGATACAACCATTCCTGAGTTAAAGACGCCTCTTATATTCTGTAAGAACTATTTAAATTATAAGAGTTCACTTGGCAATATGATTACATTCAGGTTGGATTATAACAATACATTATCAACACCGACTGACAGAACAATAACAGATGTATACTTCAAGATTAAGAAGAGTTATCATTATGAGGTTGATATACCTGTAGCACTTCCAAATGATATATATCATAAGATAAGGTCAAATACATTGGTTAAGTTCAATGATGGTTTATACAGGGTATTAGGTTTGGAAGGTCACGATGTTGAAGGAAGAAGCGAGGGAACGCTTAAATTATTGTCTTTATAACAAAATAAAAATAGAATAAAATGGCAGATAATTTAAAGAAAACTTTTACCATTGAAATACTAGGTGTAAAGGAGTCTGTTACCAATCTTGAAAGTCTTGAATCAATATTGGATAAAATGGAAAAACAGGTGGAAACCATCAATAAAAATGGTGGTTTCTCCGTTGTTTCCAAAGAACAAAATAAGAACACCAAGGAAGCCATTGACCTTGCAAAGGCAGAGGAAATTGCTCAGGGAAAAACTGTTTCATCCTATAAGGAGAAACAAAAAGCAATGTCAGCACTTGGCAAGGAAATTAAAACAATGGTTGCAGCTGATGATGAGTCAGTTAGGAAGCAACAGGAGTTGATTAATCAGTATAATGGACTGAATGACCAACTCAAAAGATTTGATGCTTCAATGGGCAATCACCAGAGAAGTGTTGGAAATTATGAGATTGCAACCAAAAGTCTAAAGGGCGAGTTAAAAGAGTTGACAGACCAAATAGCTTTAATGTTAGCAAATGGTGTTGACAAGGCTGACCCTGCATTAGGCAAACTTATAGATAGAGCTGGTGAGCTGAAGGATGCAATAAATGATGCAAGACAAGAAATTAACAGAAGTGCTTCAGATACTAGAAAACTTGATGATGCTATCAACATTGCCCAATCTGCAACAGCTGCATTTACACTGTATAAGGGTGCAATGAGTGCCTTTGGCGTGGAGACTGAGGAAGCAGAAAAAGCAATGCAGAAACTTGTTGGAGCAATGTCAGTTATTCAGTCGCTGCAACAGCTTCAAGATAGCCTTAGTCAGAATTCTGCAACAGCAAAACTATTCCATAAGACGCTTCAAATGATTGGATTGGAAGCAAAAAACACTGCTACTGCAACAACTGCTATGGCAGCTGCTGAAAACACTGCAACTGTAGCCCAAGAAAAACTTACAGTTGCTCAAAAGGCAGGAACTGTTGTAACAAGAGCCTTATCAGTAGCTTTAAAGACAATTCCATTATTGCTTGTTATTAGCCTTGTTACAGAGCTTGTTCTTCACTGGGAGGAAGTTGTTGGATGGTTTCAGAAAACATTCCCAGTACTCAAGAAACTAAATGGATGGTTTGATAAGGTTAGGGCTACAATATCAGGCTTTGGAAACGCTGTTTGGGCTGTAATCAAGTCATTTGGCAGTTTGGGTGATATGATGAAAGCCATTTTCAGTGGAAATTGGGGAGAAGCTGCAAAAATTGCAAAGCAAAATCTTGCCAACATTGTAAATGCTGCAAAAACCGGCTATGCTGATAAGATGGGTGAAATTGAAGAGGGAGTAACAAGAAAGAAAGCAGCAGAAGAGGATAAGCAACTCACCCATCATAGGAATATGATTACCAAGCAGAAGAATGCTGATGGTACTTATACAAAAGAGTATATTCAGAAGAGCAAGGAAATGTTCGAGAATAGAAAGAAGATGTATAAGAAGGATTCTGATGAGTACAGGAAGGTTCTTGAAGAGGAAGCAGCATTTAACCAACAGGTAGAAGATTCAAAAACAGCAGCAGCCAAGAAAGGTGCTTCAGAAAGAGCAAAAGCAAATAAGGAGGCTGCAAAGCAAGCAGCAGAAGCAGCCAAAGCTGAAGCAGAGGAACTTAAACGTCAACTTACAACAGAACGTGAGTTAGCAAAAGCAATTACTGATAGAGGCATCCTTAAACAAAAGGTTGAAGAGAGGAAAAAACAAAGAATTGTTGAAGGTTATAATGCAGGCCCTGTTGAAAAATTCGAGAAAAAACTTGAAGACCTTTATGCTGTTCAAAAGAAAATAAGCGACCTTGAACTTGCAAATACAATAACTGATTTGTCTGAATCTCTTTCAGACAACATAAAGAATTTAAGCAAAGCAAACAAGACTTGGCAAGAATCTGTAAATAATGCTTTTTATGGGGCAAAAAAGGTTGCCAAAAACTCTGGTTATACTGAAGCAGCAGCATCAAAGATTGCACTTGAATTTGTTAAAAATACAGATAACATTTGGCAGCAGTTTCTTTTAAGTCTAGTAGGCAAAACTGAAAGAGAGGCTACAGACTTAATAGATACTCTTGGTTTAAATAAAGCAGACCTAAATGTTGTTCTTGCTGGATGGCAAAAAATACAAGGTCTTATATTGAAATCAGAAGATGAAACAAATGCAAACATCATAGACAAAGAAAATAAGATGCTTGCAACAAGAAAGGCTGAACTTGCTGATTTTTCTGATGACTTCCAAAGACGTTATAAACTTCTTATTGATAAAGTCAATGCAATTGGCCATGAACAGGTTGAGAGAAATAACATTTGGGGAACAGTTCAAACTGGTAAAACTCTTGCAAATCTTGATATTCTTAGAGCTCAATGGGAAGAGGCATATGTTGATTTATCAGCAATAGTCAAGAAGGAAGAAGAAAGATGGAATCAATACCTTGAGAATGTTAAGAACATATATGGCGAAGATTCTTCAGCGTTTAAAAAGGCTCAGAAGGAAAAGGAAGATGCTTTAAACCCATTGCTTAAAAAACTTAATGAAGTTGGACAAAGGGCGAATAATCCAACATCAACTGAAACTGATTACACAGGTGATAACCAAGCAGGGGCATCAACCAAAGCAAACAGACAGTTATGGTATGGCAAGGGAGAGAAGGACAAGCAAGGCAAGGAATATTCATTGATTGATAACATGGCCAACCTTTTCCAATCACTTGATGAAATGGTATTGGCTCCAGCAATGGACACGTTTGCAATGTATATGGATTTTGCAATTGAGGAAACAAGGGCAAAACTAGATATTGTTCAAGAGCTTCACGATGAATCAATGAATAAAGTTGAGGAAAGCGTGAATAAGATTCAAGAACTTAATGACAGCCTTAAAGATTCTTCCAATTCCAACGTGGAAATGACCAAGCAACAATTGGCTGATGAACAGTTATTATATTCCCAGAGATTGGCAGAGGAACAGAAACTTGCCCAACAGGAAAAGGATTTGCAAAACAAGGCAAATGAACAGGAATATCAGTCAAGGATGATGGAGTTAAGGTATCAACTATTAACATCAATAAGCAATACAGCACTTGGCGTTTCAAGAACATTGGCAGAATGGCCTTGGCCAATATCAGCAGTGTTTGCAGGCCTTCAAGGGGCATTGGGAGCAGTTCAGACAGCATTAATTGCAAAGCAGTTATCTTCGTTCCCAAAGCCAAAGAAATTGGCTGATGGTGGACTTTTGGAAGGTCCTAGTCATGCTCGTGGCGGAATACCTGTTGGAAATACTGGTATCGAAGTAGAAGGCAAAGAATTCGTTGTTAACAAGAGGTCAACAAAGAAATATCTTTCACTACTTGAGGCAATCAACAATGAGGGTAGAAAAACCAATCCTGATGCTAGGATAAGGAAGTTTGCTGATGGTGGAAGGCTTAACTTTGAAAAGGTTGATAATGATTTAAGACAAAATGCAAATATCAATAGAATATTGAATAGCATTGATAATATTAATCTTCAGCCAGTTGTTTCTGTTAAGGATATTTGGAAAGTTGAAGATAGACTTGTTAAGGTTCGTTCTTTGGCAGGAAGATAATACAAAGAAAGCGTGAGCATTTAACTCACGCTTTTTCATTTCTTAAGTGCTTCTCTTTCCTTTAGAATTAAACGCTTTCTCTTCCTTTTAAGTGCATCTTTCTTCTGTATGTCTTTGTACATTTTATACTGTTTCAAATTGAAATAAAGGTAATGTACTTTATTATAGATTGAGTTTTTATCTAGATGACCCGTTTTGCCATCGTTAATAAAGCCGCTTTTCCTACCTAGTGCTTCATCACATTCCTTAAGAAGTATGAATAAGGGCTTCCAGTAATTCTTGGCTTGAAGGGTTCTAAGACGAAGGATGAACTTTTTTACCCTCTTTAGTTATATCCACGCCTTTCTTATCTTTAAGATAGTTGTACTCTTCTTTAGTTAGAGTGATATTCCTATCAGGAGGAACGTTCCTTGTGTCTTTAGGCACGTGTCGCTTCATTAAGAAATAACTCATACTTTTTAATAAGATTTTTTCTGTAAATTTTAATAAAAATTTATTCATAAATTACTTTTTTTAATTAATTATTAATGTTATTTAATTACATTTCAAATATGCAAAAAAAGCGTGAAAAACAATAATTTTTTTTGTTAAAGAAAGCTAAATGCTTTAAGGAAAAATTGAGAAATTTTTACCGTTAAGTAATGTTAAACCAATGGTTAAATTATGTTAAATTGAATAAATATTTTTTTTCCTCTTTATAGGAAAGATTTAGTTTATGAGGCAATTACAGATTCCAATATTTGATATATCAATTGACGAAGATGAATCACTTGGATTGTTTGGCTTAAGCTTCGTGGATGAGCCAGCAATACAGATGGATATGCATTGTTTTGCAGAGCAAAAACAAAAGGTGTATTTCTCTTCTCACGATAAAAGGGAAGTGGTTAGTCCTGTAATTATTCCAAATCAATTAATCTATAGAGAGGCAGATGGAATACCCTATTACATGAGGGCTTCTAGAGAAACTATTGAGAAGCTATATCAACGTTACATGCTGTCTGACAATTGGCAGAACTTCACTTACATGCATGAGAATATTGATGCTCCAATGGAGGAAAGGGCATTGGAAGGAGTTTATTTGCAGCGTCTATGGATTATTAAGGATGATAAAGATGATGCATTTACCAAGTATGGCTTTGAGAATCTTCCAGCAGGAACAATGATGATGAAGGCCAAGGTTAACAATCGTCAGATTTGGAATGAGATTAAGGAGGGCAATCTAAGGGGCATTTCCCTAGAAGCATTTTTTAATAAGATTAATTCAAATAAAGCTTTACAAATAACATATTCAAAAATGAAAGATACATTAAGTTTATTTCAAAAGTTCGTGGCGTTCCTCAATGAGGTTTCTCAGGATGCTGATGGCATAGCAAAAGAGGCAAAGAAGGATGAGACCAATTCTGGAGAGGTTTCATTGAAATATTACCTAGACGATGAGCATTATTTTGAGGTTGATGGCGAAGGCATTGTCAAAGATGAGAATGGCAATCAGGTAGAAGAGGGAGAGTATAAATTGGCTGACACGTCAGTGTTTGTTGTCGGTGCTGATTCCAAGTTTATTGAAACAAAGGCATTGGATGAAAATACTGGTGAGGAACAGATTGAAGCACCAATTGCTGAAGGATTTAAAGAAGAGGAAAAGGAAGATGATGAAAAAACTGATGGAGAAGTTGAACCTGAAACTAATGAAGATTCAACAGAAGATGTTGATAAACCTGATGGAACGGATGATAAGGATTCAACAGAAGAGAATGAAAAGAAAGATGAATTAGAAGAGGAACTTCCAATAGAGGAAGAGCCAAAAGAGGAAGAGAAGCCACTTGTTAATGCATTCCCTTATGAAATAAATGGTGTTGAATATCTATTACCTGAAGATGTTATAAATTACATTGAAAGTTTAAAGACATCAAAGATTGAGGTTGAAGAGAAATTAACAAAGATGCAGGATGAAACTCCATCTGCAACTCCAATTGGTGCTGTTGTTAAGAATGGCGAAGTTGCTGATACAATTAACAGCAGAATTCAGGCATTGAATGCTTTCAAGAATTGGAGGGAAAACAGATAAATGAAATTTTTTTAAAAAAATGTCTTTATCAGAAAATAATAAGAAAATCTAAAATACATAATTAATTATGGCAGCTAATAAAATGATTGAAAACAATATCCAGTATACCGTTAAAAACAATGGTGATTGGTTTTATAAGTCATTGAAAAAGGCTCACACACTAGCAAATGACTATGTTCGTGTGTTACCAAATGTAACGAAGGATATATACCTTCACAAACTTGTGATGGCCGACAACACGGTATCACAGATTGATAATCGTGACTGTGAATGGTCTCCTGCACAGAGATTTACTCTAGATGGCGTTACAATGTCATTAAGGAATTTCAAAATAAATGAGGAACAGTGCCTAGAGGAACTTGACAGCATCTATTCTGAAATGGTTTATAATTCCATTGGTGCTACCAAGGATGAATGGCCTGCTGCTCACGATGGAGGTGAAAGTCTTGAGAGTGCTGTGATGTTCCACTTACAGAACAGTCTTTCAAACGACATCGAGCGTTTGATTTGGGGTGGACATGGCAATGCAGTTGCTGGTATACAAGATGGTATTGTTGACAAGGCTCTTGCTTCTGCTAACAGCATTAAGATTACAGGTGTTACACTTGACGCTACCAATATACTTGGCGAGATTGCAAAAGTGTATGATGCAATTCCTGACAGAGTATTAAATGATGGTGAGTTTGACCCTGAGAAAGCAGGTGTTAAGATATTTGTTAGTATCAAAACAATGAGATATTTGAAACAGGCTCTTTCAACAGTTCCAACAAACTATCAGGTAGTTCTTCCTTCATTTGCAATAGATGGTGGCAGAGTTTATTACATGGGCGTTGAAATAGTTATTGCAGGTGTTCCTGACAATGTGATGGTTGCAGCTTCACGTGACAACCTTGTATTCATTACTGACTTGCTTTCTGATACCAGTGAAATCAGAGCTCAGATGGGTAACAACCTTTATGACGAGGCTAAATGGTATGCAAAAGGCGCTTATAGAGCAAATGCAGGCTTTATCTTTGACGATGAAGTGGTGATTTATTCTTAAATTAATTGAGGGTTGAAACACACCCTCAATTATATATTAAATTAAAAATAAAAAATACAAAATATATTATTATAATATGGCTAATTCTTGTAAAATATCAGCTCCTGTAAAGTTTGACGTTTGTGACACCTATGTTGGTGGTGTTGCAAGGGTGGCTTTTGCTAACTGGGACAAGAACCATACTTATACTGTATCTAGTGGCGATTGTGAGGTTGATACCATTTCTCTTGCTAACAGTGAGAAAATATATGAGGTTGACACTCTTGATGACAGTGTATTCTACAATGTTAACTTGAATGACAATACAACATTTAAGAATTACACTCATCTGGTTGAAGGTATAATCGGTCATATTGACTGCAATTTGCTCAATGAGTATAAGAATTGGTCACTTGGTAAATTGGTGGCATTCGTTCTTACCAACAATGGCGAAGTGTTTATTCTTGGTGCTGACAATGGTTTAAGTGCAACTCAGTTTGATATACAGTCAGGTACTGCTAAGTCAGACCAAGGTGGCATAACATTCCACTTCGAAGGCATTCAGAAGAACAGTGCATTAAAGGTTAAAGATTGGAGCGTTGTTGAGGCATTATTCCCAGCACCTTAATCAACAAATATAAATCATTTAATTAATGACGTGGCTTTAAGGTCACGTCATTTTTCTTTATATAAAATTCATTATATGAAATGTAAATTAGATAGGAATATTGGCATTGGCGGTGGCGCATTGGATGGGTGCAATTCCATTGAGATTAATGCAGGCGTTAGTGATGGTTTATATATTTTCAATCTTGAAGATGTTAAAGGCCTCATATTTGAAAATGATTCAAGGCCTGATGAATCATTATTTGTCGATACCATTATAACGTCAGCACCATTTTACCGTGTTGATGGTTCACAAGTGACCTTCGAAGAGAACTATGAAGATAATTATTATTCTCAGGAACTTACTTGTACAATTGCCTCTGTAAGGGAGGAATTGGAAGAGATTATATCCGATGCAGTTCACGGCAAATACCTTGTTTGCTTCAATGTAATTGGCGATGAACACTATAGAATGATTGGATGGAAGGAAGGCTTATCACTTGATGATGTATTGAATATTTCAAGTGAGAATAATGCATTTACACTGACATTCACCGGAAGGACAACCTATCCAATGCTTGAGGTGGATAAATCCAATTTTAAACTTGAAGATAAGGTATATGAGCCGGCATTTGAGCCTTTATTTGAAGCAGGAAAGGTAATCTGTCAGGATGGATGGGCAATTGCAATGTACACTGTTAAGGTCAATGCAGCAGGAGAGGCATTGGATGAAGACAATAAACTTTGTGAATATTCGTTTAAGCCTCAAGATGCCTATAAGTTGGAAGGTGTAGATGATGGTGGATATAATATTATTGGAACTTATTCAAACACCGATTATATTGAAGGAAAGAGTGTAAGGATTTATGATACAAGTATTTGTGAGGTATCAGGCTCAATATCTGTATCTCCTTCAACCATTACAGTTTGTTCGACAAATACTGCTGCAACGTTATCAATCAATAGCACTAATGAATGGGAGTTGGTTACTTATCCTTCCTATGTTGATGTATCTCAGGTTGCAGGAGGAATTAATGACCAAACCATTTATATATATTCAACTGATAATGGTGGTTCTCAGATGCTTACATTCAGGAACATAGTAACTAGGCAGACTGCAAATGTACAAGTGAATAATGATAGGATTTCAATTGGAAATAGTTATACCTACCCAAATGGAACAAATACAGTAACATTAACTCCAACAGCCAATGGTACATATAGTGTAGCATCTTCTGTTGGTAGTGCAGTAAGGAATGATGATGGCTCATTTACAGTGACAGACATTCCAACTCAGGAGAGTGAGTTAACAGTTACAGTTACCTTAACAATGGGAAGTTGTGAGAGCAAGCAAGTTGAATTAATTATATTGGGCAGTAACACTGCTAGAAGGGCAAGAGCAATTGCAGAGTGGTGTGAGGTTGAATAAATATAAAATATATATTATATGGCTTATACAGGATATTTAATAATTAGATATATTGATGATAACCCTGATTCTCCAACTTATGGCCAAACGTGGGAGGAAAGGACACTTAACCAAAGTCATTGCCCACAAGGTGATGGCAATTGGGTGCTGGTGTCTACTGAATGTCAGATGGTAACAAGTGGTTATACAGGGTATAAGATAAGTACCTATTATAATGATTTTCTTCAAGAATATTCATCAACAACCACTCCTGATTCATCTTGCCAATCAAGTGCATCAACGTGGGGTGATGAAGAGATTTGGGTTAATTCAGGAGACCCATTCTGTGAGATTGACGATAATGGCATATATACAGGTAGGGGAATTCAGATTCAACAGCAGAAGAATTTTAATCTTGCAAACTATGGACAAACAAGGGAGATTGAAGTTACATTAACAGAATGCTCAGGATACACTCAACCTCAGTGGGAAGAGATTTCTCATCAATGCCACGTTGTGAAAGATGAATTAACCTGTTATTTGAAATTCGATGGCACTGCTGATATATTGCAGATTGATGCAAATCCTTCCTCTCCAACGTTTAATCAGACAAGAACCATTCAGGCTGAATCAGAAGATTGTTATTGTGAGGCTTGTGAATCAATTGTGAGTGAATGGAGGTATGTTGCAGAGTCTTGTGGAAATGCAATGCCATCTGAGTATCATTTATCAGGATTAACTGATGATACAATCTATAAGGTGTATAGAAGGTATGACACTTGTGTTAATGGTGGGCAATCAGGTAAAACAACTCCAACAAATATATATTCAGCAGAAACATATCAAACAGGTGTTGAAGAATGTGTGTATAGATGGGTGGAAACAGAATCAACAGTTTGTGTTGAAGAAAATTTAAAATTTAAAGCAACATATTCTAATGGAACAAGTTATTCAGCTGAATGCGACTCAGATACAATATTGAGCGAAGAAGAAGTAAGACCATCAGGTTATGAGTATTCTTCTATGACAAGTGCTGAAATCGGAAATTGTATTACAAGTATTGATGAATATGCTTTCAATGAATGTTCAAGCCTAGCATCTATTGCCATTCCAAATAGCGTTACAAGTATTGGTGGTAGTGCTTTCGAAAGTTGTTATGGTTTAACAGAAATTAACATTCCTGATAGTGTTACTTCAATTAATGATTGGACTTTCGGTAATTGTTATGCTTTAGCCTCTGTTACCATTGGTACTGGTGTAACAAGTATTGGACAGCAATCTTTCTATCGTTGTTCAGGCTTAACAGAAGTGACAATACCTGATAGCGTTACATCAATTGGTTTAGCTGCTTTCAGAGATTGCACAAGTTTAACTTCGATAACCATTAATGCTATAACGCCACCAGCGATTAGCAGTAATGCATTAACTAACACTAATGACTGTCCAATCTATGTTCCTTGTGATTCAATTGATGCTTATAAGAGTGCTCCAGTATGGAATAACTATTCTTCAAGGATTCAAGGAATTGGTTGTTTCAATGGTAAGTTCAAGGCAACATATTCTGATGGAAGGACATATTCAGCTGAATGCGACTCATCAACAGATTTAACAAGCGCAACAACAAAGCCATATGGCTATCAGTATACAGCAATGACAACAGCTGAAATTGGTGATTGTGTAACTTCAATTGGTAAAAATAATACTACTAATTTATATGCTCCTTTCTACAAATGTACAAGTTTAACATCTATAACGATACCTGACAGTGTTACATCAATTGGCAATTTTGCATTTGCTGATTGTTCAGGTTTAACAAGTGTAACCATTGGAACAGGTGTTACAAGTATTGAAACTGATGCTTTCATAGGTCGTTCAGATTTAATTAGTATGGTTGTTGATGCAGGTAACACTGTTTATGATTCAAGGAACAACTGTAATGCTATAATTGAAACATCAACAAATAAGTTGATTGTAGGCTGCAAGAACACTGTTATACCAAATACTGTTACAATGATTGGATTTTTTGCTTTTGCTTATTGTTCAGGTTTAACAGGTATAACAATCCATGACAGTGTTACAAGTATTGGTTATACTGCTTTCATAGGTTGTTCAGATTTAATTAGTATGGTTGTTGATGCAGGTAACACTGTTTATGATTCAAGGAACAACTGTAATGCTATAATTGAAACATCAACAAATAAGTTGATTGCAGGCTGCAAGAACACTGTTATACCAAATACTGTTACAATGATTGGTGATAATGCTTTTGATGATTGTTCAGGTTTAACAGGTATAACAATCCCTGACAGTGTAACAAGCATTGGTTATGCAGCTTTTGGGTTGTGTTTAGGTCTAACAGGTATAACCATTCCTGATAGCGTTACATCAATTGGTATAGCTGCTTTCCAATATTGTAGAAGTTTAACATCTATAACAATTAACGCTATAACACCACCAACACTTGGCAGTGGTGTATTTGATAACACCAACAACTGTCCAATATATGTTCCTTGCAATTCACTTAATGCTTATAAAACTGCATCAGGTTGGAGTGAATATGCTGATAGAATCAGAGAAATACCATAATGATTTAACAATATTTAACAAATGACGTGGATTAAATATAAAGTTGAAAAAAAACAAAGATATTCAGGGGGAACATGGGTTGACGTTGTTCCCCTTGAAACAAGGAATGGACAAGCAATTGATTCCTATGATACTTATGATGAATGCATGGGTATTACAACACTATATAGATGGACAAATTCAGGAACAACCTGTGTTGGTTATGACAAATGGCAGAGAGGAATTAAACAGAAATCAATAGATGGAGGCTCCACGTGGCAAAATGTTATTCCTGAAGAATACAGTGCAACAACACTGATTGAAGCAAACTCTGTTGACTGTGGCTATGTTCCACCATCAACCATTTATGATTGGATTGTTGATGGTTATATTTGTGAGGAATGTGGAGAAAGCAATAATAAAGCTATAATAAACACATCTTCATCCAATCCAATATATATACAGGGAAATGGAGAAATATCTCGTTCTGAAACAAGCGCATACACATCAGCTGCAACAGACGTTGTTATAACAAACAAGGCAACATCAATTGGCGATAATGCATTTAGCGGCTTTACCTCGCTTGAATTTGTCAGAATACCTAATAGTGTTACAAGCATTGGTAATAATGCTTTTAGAGGCTGTTATTCAATGCTCGAATGTGGCATTCCATCAGGAGTTACAAGTATTGGTGATAATGCTTTCCAAGACTGCACAAGCTTGGCATATATAGATATTCCTGATACAGTTACAAGCATTGGTAGTTATGCTTTTATGAATTGCTTGGGCTTTAGATATGTATCAATTCCATCTTCAATCACAGTAATACCTGCTTATTGCTTCAAAAATTGTGATGGATTATCAGATATAGAATTGCCGTCAGCCATTACCAGTATTGGCGATGAGGCTTTTAGAGATTGTGGAAGCTTATATACAGTTACATGTCTAGCAACAACGCCTCCAGCATTGGGAACGAATGTCTTTGCCAGCACAAATGCAAATCTAAAGATATATGTTCCTCAATCAGCTGTTGATGCATATAAGAGTGCCTGGAGAAACTATTCTAGTAAAATAAATCCAATAACCTAGTTAATTATGGCAAATTGTAAATATCAGAAAAAACAATATAAATATTCAAATGATAATGGCCAAACATGGCATAATGTCGTTCCTGAGCAGATTAAGGCAGGAGATTTAATTGAATATGATTCTCCTGATTGTTCATCAATTGATGCAATATATAGATGGGCAGAACTTGATGGGCAATATATATGTGTTGATAATGTCAAATACACAAAGGAAATAAGATATGAGAGTTATGATGCTGGAGCAACATGGTATGTGTCTTATCCTGCTGTGTACAGAGCAGGACAGAGGGTTGGAGTTGATGAAGATTTCTGCAATGATAAATTTGAAGGGCATTATGTACCAGGCGGCGACACTTCTTGCCCAAAATGGTATAAATGGAATGGATATAAATGTGTATATGTTGACCCAATTAAGGTTGTCAAATGTGATGGCAATCCAACTTTAACAACTGCCGATACTGCATATTATGTAATTGGTTATGAATTGATTTCAGCCAAAATTGGAGATTGTCTTACAAGCATTGGCGATTGGACTTTTCAACAATGTTCAGGTTTAACAAGTGTAACCATTGGCACAGGTGTTACAAGCATTGGAAAAGGCGCTTTATATGGCTGTAGCAGTTTAACTGGAATAACCATTCCAAATAGTGTTACAAGTATTGGTGATTTGGCTTTCGAATTTTGTTCAGACTTAACAAGTGTAACCATTGGCACAGGTGTTACTAGCATTGGTTATATGGCTTTCGGGTATTGTTATGCTTTAACCTCTGTTACAATACCTGATAGTGTTAAAAGTATTAATGAATCGACTTTCTTTAATTGTAGTGGCTTAACAAGTGTAACCATTGGTACAGGTGTTACAAGTATTGGTTATGGTGCTTTCAAAAACTGTAGCAGTTTAACTGGAATAACCATTCCAAATAGCGTTACAAGTATAGATAATAGTGCTTTCGAAAATTGTTCAGGTTTAACTTCTGTTACAATTGGAAACAGTGTTACAAGTATTGGTAGATTTGTTTTCAATAATTGCACAGGTTTAACTTCATTTACATGTCTTGCAACAACACCACCGACACTGGGAGTTTATGCATTAGATAACACTAATGAAAACCTTAAAATATTTGTCCCAGCTGCATCAGTTGACACATTTAAAAATGCTTCTGAATGGAAAAAATATGCTGATAGAATCCTAGCTATTCCATAAATTAATTTTAAAAAATAAATATCTTTATAGGAAATTAATATTAATTTTATGAAACAAATAAAAACATTAGCAAACTCATTTGTTCTTCAAGAAACAGATAATAGTGGCAATGTAACGTTTGAACTAGGATATTCAAAAGGTGCTTTAACTTATCTAATAAAAAATGGTAGCATTAAGTTTTACCTTCTTGAAGATTATTTCTACAAAAATGTTATATGGTCGGCCAATATTCCTCTTGTTATTGATGGTGTATCATACAACATAAATGATTTGCCAACAGCCTTGAAGAAGATATTTGAGACAAAGGGAAGTAGTGGCGAAACCATAACAGTTGATACAGAACTTGATGAAAATTCATTAAATCCAATTGCAAATGCTCCGGTTGCCACAAACATAAAGCAACTTGCAAATTCGATATTAAACAGATACACCAAAGATGAGGTTAATACATTGCTTGGTGATTTCTATTCAAAGACTGAGACCAATGCATTGATTGCAGGTTATTCAGCAATTCTCAATGGAGATACATTATCACTGAATAATGCAAATATTGGAATATAAATAATTATTTAAAAAATATATTTTTTAAAATGGCAGATATAACAAAACTTAGATTATCAGGTCAGACCTATACCATTAAAGATGAGAATGCATTACATGTATTAGATACTTCAGTAACAAGTGGTGGTACTAACGCTGTTAATGGTGCAGGTATTTATAGTGCAATTGAAACAGCACTTCAATCAGTGGCTGACCAACACTATCAGACATCAGGCGATGTTCAGAACGCTATCACTGGAAAAGCAGACACCACTGCTGTAACTCAGTCAATTAATGAGGCTGTATCAGGCAAAGCAGATGTTGCAAGTGCAGTTACAGATGTTGATTTAGATACTTCAAGCAATTCTTTGTATTTAAAGCAGACAAAAAATGGCGATACAATAAGTGTAGGAGTTCTTGATGGCGGAACAGGTATTAAAATTGAAAAGCCTGCTGGCTCAACAAGACATAAAATTTATGTTGACACAACTGTAATTGCCCAAAAGACTGACATTCCTGCTGTAAGTGGCTATGCTGATTCTGTAAAGTATAACTCAACATCTAAATATGTTGAATTCTATCATGGTGGAACTGGTGGAACAAAGGTATTCGAATATGATGCTTCTCCATTCCTTATCGATGGTATGGTTGATAACGTTGAAGTAAAAGATGTAACATTATCAGGAGAATCAGTTACTTGTCTTGTTATTACCTTCAATACTGATGCAGGTAAGCAGGAAATAGATATTCCAATCAGTCAGATTTTTGATGCAAGCAATTATTACACCAAGGCTGAGACTGATGCTGCTTTGAGTGGTAAGGCTGACACTGCAACAACTTACACCAAGACTGAGACTGATAACAAGATTGATGAAAAGATTGCTGAAGCAGGTGGTATGACATCTGGTGCAGTACAGAGCATGATTGATAGCAGCATAAGTGGTAAGGCTGATACAACTGCTGTTACAGAAGCGTTAACTGCAAAGACTGATAATAGTTCATTCACAGCCCACACTGCTGATACAAGTATTCATGTAACAGCTGCTGAGAAGAATACTTGGAATGCAAAGGCTAATGTCAGTGATATTCCAACTTCAAACAGTGGTTTAACCAACGATAAGAAATATGTATATTTGACGTTGGATGGCGAGACCTTAGTATTTAATACTTAAAATGAAAGTAATTTCAATTGGATAAGGACGTGATTAATCACGTCCTTTTTCTTTATAAGAAAATATATTCGAATATGTCAAATATAATTAATAAGATTAGACTTAGTGGCACTGATTATACTTTATCAGCAACAACTTCAGGTGGTGTCACATCTGGAGAAGTCGAAACAATGATTTCTGCTGCAACTAGTGGTTATACAGCAAGGTTTGCAGAAGATGAAGAGGTAACTGCAAGAGCATTGAATGAACTAAATGATGCATTATCAGGAAAACAAGATACCCTTGTCAGTGCAACAAATATCAAGACCATCAACAATGAATCAATCCTTGGTAGTGGCAATATTGATATTCAAGGTGGTGGAAAAGCAATTAGTGGTGGAACAAATATAAGTATTACCACTGGAGAGACTGCTGATACTATTAATTGTACATTATCTGGTGGAACATTAATTAATATTTCAAATAACAAAATTAATTGCTCTGCACCAATTAGATATGGAACTGGAAGCGACAGTATTATTGTCGGTTCAGCCATCAGTACTAATAAAGCAACTGGAATGAATTCCATAGCTAACGGAGGAGATGCAAATACTGCAAGTGGACAATATTCATATGCTGAAGGCTTTTATACACAATCAACAAAACATAGTTCTCATTCTGAAGGATGGTTTACAAAAGCTAATGGTCAACATTCACATTCAGAAGGAAATCATACAGTAACAAACAAAGACGATTCTCATGCAGAAGGCAAATATACAGTTACTAATAATACTTCAGAACATGCAAGTGGACAATATAACAATTCTGTAACTGGTAGTTCAACTTTTGGTGATAGTGGTAACACATTGTTCAGTGTTGGTAATGGTACAGCAGATAATGCAAGACATAATGCATTTGAGATAAGGCAGAATGGTGATATATATCTTACATTGAATGGGCAAGATGTTAAGTTGCAAGACAAACTTGGAGGAAGTTCAATAACTGTTGATTCAGCATTGGATAGTGGTTCGACAAATCCAGTCGAAAACAGAGTCATCTATAACAAGATTGATGAGGTTGAACAAGTTACTGCAAGAGCATTGAATGAACTAAATGAATCCAAACAAGATACCTTGGTGTCTGGTACAAATATCAAGACTATTAACAATGTAAGCATCTTAGGAAGCGGAAACATTGATATTCAAGGTGGTGGTGGAGGCACTGTTGAAAGTGCAATCACAAGCGGCTCAACAAATGCTGTTGAAAGTAAAGCAATTTGGTCAGCTACAACTTTTAATAAAGGCGTTTTGCTAACGTTTAACGGAAATAGGCAATCAACCAATTATCCAGAAGGTTGTGGAAAATTAGTGGTTGAAAATATCGGAAGCAATAATATTAGTGACATCACTTTTAGAAAAAATGGAAGTATAATACTAGGTATTATAAGTATTACTAACTTTGGTGATATATCAGTAGATACTAGCCGATTCGAAGGTGCAACAGCAACTGTTGATGGTAATAAAGTAACGATAATCTATCCATCAACTGGTATTACTTATGTAGAAGTGATTAATACTAGATGGACATATACAGCAGTTGTAGAAGGTGCTTGGGTGAATGAGAACACATATATGAAGTCTGAGGTTGATGCTATTGCAAACAACTTGCAAAACAACATCAACAGCAAGCTTGATGCAACAGCATATACACCAACAGTGGTTGATTCAGCATTGAATAGTGGCTCAACAAATGCTGTTCAGAATCAAGCATTATATTCTGAATTAAGGATTGATAATGGTCAGACTGAAACAACATTAACATTTGAAAATAGGTATTCAACCAATTATCCAAATGGTTCCACAAAATTAATTGTTGAAGTTGTTGGAGATGGTAAACATTCAACGATAGAATTCTTTAATGATAACAGTCCTTTGGGTAATATAAACATTGATATTTATGGAGGAGGTATACATGTCTATGTTAGCTTTGATGGTGCAACTTATGAAATAAGTGGCACAACTGTAATTATAAACTATCCAACCGTTACAACCGTTACAAAAATTAAGGCTAGTAATGATAGCAATTATGTATTTAAAGCAGTTGTTGCTAATGCAACATCTTTAAAAGACCAAGTTGTAGCAAACACCACAGCTCTTGGTGTTGTTGAAGACAGACTATCAGAAGATGAAGAGGTAACTGCTGCTGGACTTAATGCCGTTAATGACAAGTTTGATGGTTTGCAGTTAAAGAAATTAACTCAAGCGGAATATGATGCCTTGACAACCAAGGATTCAAATACATTATACATTGTAATTTAATGATTAGGACTTGCATACACACAGTAATACTCAATGAGTTAGACGAATATTTGAAGAGTTGGCTCAACCATCATTCACCGATGGTTGACCATATCTTCATTTTCGAAGACATTGGAAGTCATTCACATAAGCATATTACAGACCAATATCCAAATGTAACATTATGGAGTTGGAGAGACCTCTATGATGATGAATTTCAAAGGCAAAGACTTGTAAAACATAAAGAAAAGGGTGGTATTAACCAAACATTTTACATTCTTGACGGAATTACAAAAATTCAGAAATTAGGAATATATGATTGGTGCTTTGCAATAGATATTGATGAGTATATAACTCTGCAAGAGCCATACAAGTCAATTACAGACGTTCTGAGCGAGTTTCAGCAGTATGACTTCATAGTTATCCAATGGATGAATTTCGGAGCAAATGGACACATTTATAAGCCAAATTACAATGGTAAAGACTATAGAGAGTTTTACACAACAAAGGCTGATTTTTCAGATGCTGATGCAACATTCAAAATGGATAGCAAATGTTGTTGGAACTTGAACAAGATTACAAGATGGAACTTATGTGGGCTTCATTGTGGGGCTGGAAATTGGGTTAAAACTGATTTCAAGAAAGACAGAAGGTCAACGGTATATGACAAGATATATCTCTCACATTATGTCACAAAGTCATTTGAAGAATACATTTGGAAACTGTATGTAAGAGGAATGCATTGTGGAAACAGACATCGAAAAGACAAAGATTTCTTTGAAATCAACAAGGATATGTTACCAATGTATGACGAATGTATGAAGTTTAAAGAAGAATACTTAAAGAAAAATAATAAAAGATAAAAATACTATAGTATGTCAAGAAATTTAAGACGTTTTAACACAGAGGCTGAATACCAACAAGCTAGTCTCAATTACCCTGCTGTCAGTTGGGTTGTAAGTGGTGATACAGTTCACTTTGATAAAAGTGGAGCAACGCCATCTGTTAATGATAAGATAATGATGGCATTCAGTTCTAATATCACTGGTAATGATATTATATTGGTAAATCTTGGTTCAACAGAACCAACAGAACTTTTCAATAAGATTGAATTAAATGATGTTGATGTAACATCTCTAGTTGACAGTAGTGGTGTTTTGGTTAATTATTCAGTTGCAAACACTGATTATCTTGCAAAATATGATGTCAAAGAAGCTTATTATAACTCAATTTTTGAAAAATTCGTTGGCAACCTTGGTGTATATGGTAGCTCTGACGGAGTTGAATTGTTAATACCAAGTCAAATAACTGTTGTTAACGATATGCCATCTAACATTACAAAATTAGTTATTGAAGCAACAACACCTCCTACAACTTCAATGGGTGCTAGTAGTTATGAAAATTTGCAAGGTGTATATGTTCCTGATGCAGCTTTAAGTGCTTATCAAGCAGCTTGGGGTGATACTTTTGGTGGCCTTATTCATCCAATCTCAGAATATCAAGGAAACTTACCTGTTTAAATAAAGTAGATGAATGGCAAACGGAATTAAAATAGGAAATACAGATATAAGTGCTTTCAAGGTAGGTGGGGCTGATTGTTCCATCTATCTTGGTGATACAAAGTTGTATCCTCAGAGTCAACCTCCAACTCTTCAATGGATAACATTCAACAGTGGCGATACCATATCGACAACGCTTAATATCTATGGTGTTAAGGGAAATGCCGAGGACTTGTCAAACACATTGCCTGATTGGTTCTCAGTATCAAGAACGAATGTTGATATAAATATTGGTGTCTGTTATTCTGACACTGTAACAATTAGTGATAATGTTGAACTAATATTCTCAGAACTTGGAACATGTTCGGATTATTATAATTATGAAACAGATGAAACAGTTAATGCCACAAGCATTCAATTACTAATTTATGCATAACATATTATGATTAAATACAATTCAAATACATAGCATGTAATCCTGTATAATATTTAAAAAGGATAGACCAACAATCTATCCTTTTTTCTTTATAAGAAAATATAAAATAAATGAATAGCAAAATTGTAATATTGGATGATAGCGTTATACTTTATCAACATTTCATTTATGATGATAAATGGGAAAAGGTACTAGGCTTTCCACGTGGAGGACTGTCTTACCTTATTTCAAATAACAATATCAAATTCTATGCATACATAGATTACTTCTACAGGAATTGCCTTATGACAATGGACTTGCCAATATATATTGTCGATGAGGAATTGGGCATTGATGGAGAATATTCTGATATTGAGGAATTAACAGAACTTCTTAATAGAATATTCCCGGCTCTTAATGGTGATGTTGATTTAACACCATATCTGAAAAAAACAGAAGCTGCTACAACTTATCAGCCAATTGGTGATTATCTAACTGAAATACCTGATAACTATGTAACTGATGAAGATTTAAACGCTGTATTGGAAGATTATTTAACCAAAGACGAGGCAGATGAAACCTATCAACCAATTGGAGATTATCTTACCAAAGCATCAGGTGATACACTTTATCAGTCAAAGGGAGATTATCTTACCAAAGACGAGGCAGATGAAACCTATCAACCAATTGGAAACTATTTAACTGAGCATCAGCCTTTAAAGACAATCAATAATCAGAGTTTGATTGGAACTGGCAACATACAGATTGAAGGTGGCTCAGGTGGAACAGTTGATGCATATACAAAACAAGAATCAGATGATAGATTTCAGCCGAAGGGAAATTATGCTCTTGCAAAAGATTTAAATGATGAGATTGCAAGGGCAACAGCAAGGGAAAATTATGTGGTTCAATCTCTTAATGAAGAAAATGAGAGGGCAACAACTAGGGAAGATAACATATGGAACGACCTTAAAGCAATAGAATTTGACTTACAAAAAAAGGATATTGAATTGCAAACAGCAATTAATACCAAGCTTAATATTACAGATTATACAGCACCGGTGCAATCTGATTGGAATGCCACAAGTGGATTGGCAATGATTAAGAATAAGCCAACCATTCCAACAGTGCCATCCAATGTATCAGCATTTAGCAATGATGCGGGGTATATTACAGAATCTTCTCAGGTATTCAATAATTATTATACAACAGGAGATACCTATAATAAGACTCAGATTGATAACTATATAACCAACTTGCAGACTCAGATTAATAATCTAATTGACAGTTATTCAGAATGTTGCACGGCAATGACTTTATCAGGAACAGCAGTTATATATACAACGTCAGCAACTCAGGTTGTTGATACAGGTTCAATTACAAATGTTCAAATATTTGCCTCGCCAAAGAAGACAATATATCCTGCTGCAACAGGAGTTGAAACATCTTCTCTTGGTTCGAAGGGTAATGTTCCGTGTACCTTTAAATTGGTTGAAGGTATAACTTATCTTGGCCAAGGAACAGGAGGTCATTGGAAGTCAACAGATGCCCTTAAATATCAGTTCAATGGAGGCTTTACAGGAATTGGGCAAGCATGCTTCTCAGGTTGTACAAGGCTTCAGATACTTGACTTCCACGATAAAGTTACAGAAATCAAGCGTCAGGCATTCAATGATTGCACTAGTTTAAGAACCATTATATTTAGAAGCACCACGCCTCCAACATTGGAAGTATTATCAGATAAGACAGCACTGGATGAACTTAATGATGTTAATTCAACATTTATTATTAAAGTTCCAGAATCAGCTGTTGACACATTTAAGAATACAACTGGATGGTCGATTTATTCTAACAGAATTGAAGCCATTTCCTAATTATAATTTTTATACTAAATAATGTTAAAATGGATAAGTTAGTAACATTTAGAGACTATTCAATAAATCAGCCATATGTTGAAAAAACTACAAGAAATGGATGGATAAGGTTTGGGTATGATAATTTATATCCAAAGCTTATTCTTGATTTGGTTAATTCGTCACCTCTCCAAAAATCAATTCTAGAATCAAAGAGAACTTATATACTAGGAGCAGGCATTGAAAAGACAGATAAGAACCAATATACACCAAACATGCTTGAATCGTGGACTGAACTGCTGGAGAAATGTGCTACAGATATGGTATATTTTGGGGCATTTTCAGTGCAAGCAATTCTTAATGAATCAGGCAATAAATTCTCATTCTACCATACACCTGTTGACCAAGTAAGATTTGCCCAGTACAATGAAAGAAATATTATTGAAAAAGCATATCTTTGCACAGATTGGTCTAGAGCTCAAAGGAATAGAAATGTTGCAGAGATTGATATGTTTGGTTCTGAAACACCTAGGAAAGGGAAACCATACCTTCTATATTTTAAACCATACCAGCCAAATAACTATTACTATGCTGTACCTGATTTTATGAGTGCTGCAAATTATATTGCAGCTGATGGAGCATTATCCCAGTATTACAATAACTATATAAGAAATAATTTCTCAGCCAACCTTGCAATAAGATTTCCACTAGAACCATCAGAAGAGAAAAAACAAGAGTTATATGAAAACCTTATCAAGTCATTTGGTGGGGCTGAAAACGCTGGAAATATTCTTCTATTGTTTGGCGAGAATGGCGTTAATCCTGAGATTTCATCAATTGAATCAGTTAATGCTGATTTATATAACAGCGTGGTTGATATAATCAAGACTGCCATTGTTTCAGCCAATAGATTAACATCACCGGTTCTTGCAGGTATTGGAACATCAACAGGGTTTTCCTCAAAATCTGATGAATTAATTGCCGCTTATACACAGTATAAACTAACAGTTATTGCCGATGAAAGAAAATTCTTGTTAGATGGCTTCAATAAAATGCTTGAAATGAATGGATTGGAGAGAACAATGAACATCCTTGATTTTGACCTTAGAAAGGAATTTGAAGGCCAAACAACATCAAATGATGAAGTTCAAAAGGAAGGACAAAATAACGATGATAAAACTGATATAGCTAATGAAAACGAATAAGAAACTTATTGAAACAATGCTTATTTCAGAAGAGTTACTAAAGTTGTACTCTCCTATTTCAAATAATTTATCAGTTAATAAAGTTCTGCCATTTATATATCTGGCTCAGAATTATTATATTAATCCAGTACTTGGAGATGCTTTGATGGAGGAATTACAAAATCAAATTGATAAAGATGAGTTGACTGATGAAAACAAATCTCTGATACTAAAAATTGCACCAGCGCTAGCTAATTATACAACATTTCTTGCTTTGAGAAGTTTGACATATACCGTGTCAGAAAAAGGTGTTGTGTGTGAATCCAGCGATAATAGTAGGACAATAAACAAAGATGAACTTGCACCATTTATCGAAGATGTTAAAAGACAAGCTGAAATGAGCATTGACTTGCTGGCAAAATATCTTTGTAAATGTTCTGAATTGTATCCACTATGGAGGCCTCTAGATGCAAATTGTTGTAATAAATGGAAAGAACTAACAGGCACTTCAAATCCAATTGATAAACCATTGGTATATTTTCCAAGAAAAGTTAATAAATGTGGAGGCTGTGGATGTAATGACAATATGATTGGTAGGGGCGTTGTTCAAAGATTTTAAAATAAAAATGGCTACATTGGTTTATAATACCATATGTAGCCATTGTGTTTTTTCCTTTTACCAGCACAGCAAAGAGATATTTTAGATTGCATACTTCCTGTTTCTTTCGCTGCAATACAAGAACTATCATATATGCCAACTAATTCTCCTTCTAATGTGTATTGATAAACTGTTTTTGATTTCCAATTTCCTTTTCCTGAATTTTTAATGGATAATTGTTTATATGCATCATCACATGGTTTTTTACCTTTGAGTTTATTTGAAATATTTTTTCTATATTCGTCTGAACGAACTGTTTTTAAAAATTTTTTCTTTGTAACCGGATTATTCACATTTTGAATATGGCTTACCCATCTTAAATTAGATACTCTATTATCTGTTTTTATTCCATTTATATGGTCAACTTCTGGTAAATTATTGGGGTTTGGAATTTCATTTTCCGCTATAATTCTATGCACTTTTTTATTATAAGAATTTGGATGCACCCTTAATATAACATGATAATATCCACTAGTATCTGCATAATCACTTAAAATATGGTCTTCTTTTGAACATCCTTTTCTACCGCCCACACCTAAAATTTTACCTGTATTAGGATTATATTTGTAATATCCTTCAAATCCTTTAATATCTTTCCAAATTTCTGCCACAGTATTATTTTTTAAAAGGGTAATTCCCCCATTTCAATTGCTTGAAGTGAGGGAATCTTTTTATCTAAATTATAAATACAAGAGTGTCATTTTGAGAAGAAACCAATGAAAAAACTTCTCGTGAAAACCTCTAATACCAACGTCATTGGTTTTTTAATGATGTAATACAAAATGAATAAATATATATAGAAAATCCATTATGGATTGAGAACCCTTTTTAAATGATGCCTCAACTACTTTGCTTCATAGAGGCATCACCGAACTTATATAAAATCAAAAGCAATTTCAAATTAAAAAGGGTGGACAGTAGCCGGACAAATTTTAAGAAAAGCAATAATCCACCCAAAAATCATACAACAAAGTGTGAAATTAAACTAACACCGAAAGAATCTTATCAACCATTCATCAACATTGCAAATATACAAAAAATATATTAAAAACAAAAATTTTATTTAACTTTTTTTAATAAATTATTAAGATTAATTGAATTTTCTTGGTTTTTTCTGTATTCTTCTCTACTTTTTTCCTCTGGGAAATTATATTCATAACAATATCCTTTTGCATTGTTCAATGCTGACAGCCTTTTAGCCATCCTTTTTCTCTTGTCAACGAAATATTGCTCACTATAGCCTTTATTTAGGTGTATTTCAACAGCCTCCTTAATATCTGCTACATAGACCTTGAAATATCCTTTTGGATTACAAATATGGTTTCCTACTGACCAACCCATATCATTAATCTTATTTGGGTTTATCAACATAAACTTGCCCAACTCAGGGAAATTCCTATTAACATCTTGAAGATAAAATTTTGTAGATTGCTGGTGCAATAATTTACCTTGCTCATAAGGAGGCGTTGAATCGTTGCATATTGCATACCACTTTGTACCCAAAACAGAACAATCGTTTTCTTCCATCTTATCAATTACAGCATTAATGTCTGGAGAATATAGCCATTCATCAAAATCGCAAATGATACACCAAACATCTTTTCCCTTTTGCTCCTTCCAACAATTATTTTTGATGATTGCATGTAAATCATCAGTCATGCCATCAGAACAGAATGACCTTATTTCAATCCAATCATATTTTGATAGCTTTTTAACAGTATCATCAGTACTATAATTGTCATATACAATAACCTTTTCAACACCAAGAGCTTTCCAATAATCTACAGCATATTCAACAGTGTCTGATTCATTATATGCTAGTGTGTATAGAACTATTTTGTGTTTCATAAATATATATTTATATATAAATATCTAGTAAAATTAAAAAATATATAAATAATAAATATATAATAAAAATGCTACTAGCTTCACAGCTAATAGCATTCAGACATGACACAGGGCTTCCCCTGATTAAATTGTAATAGTTATTTTATTTTTTTTAACACTGACTGAATAACACTCCTTGTAGCCAATGCGTCAGTTCTCTCTTCCAATGCCTCAATTTCAGCGATATTTGCATCACTGTAATAGTTGTTAAGCGACTCACTAAAAAGGCTCTTCAATATTCTAATTTCCAAATCAGATAACGTTATTCGTTTGCTCATATTTTAATAACTGTTTTTAGTATAACGAAAATGGTGGTTGAATATTGCATCAAACACTTAAATAATTAAATGCTCTACAATCGTTTAATTTTAACAGACCTTAACAACTGCCCACATCGATGCTGAAACGCTCTAATTTGGGCTTGCAGTATAGCAAATATGGCATTTAAAACCATCCTTCGCCATTGGATGATTTGGAAATTCTCTTTTAAGCACCTTGTTAACCACTTTGTCATTGGAACATGACCATGCCCATACACCGAATGCTTCATCATTTGGATATTTCTCAAATTCATCCTGATGATACATGTCAGGCGGCATAACCCTGTATCTGAACACCTCATGCCACTTGGAATGGCCTTTGCCTTCAATGAATGGCTGAGTGACTTCATAGATTACCAACTCAGCATCCTTGTACAATTGATGATGCCTCATCCTGTACTTTTTCACTTCAAAATCTTTTTTTAATTCAATCATATTGGTATTATATATAATTATTTTCAATTTAAGCAATACTGCAAGGGCAAATTAGCCACTTTTATGCCATTGCCCTTATAGTTGCCCATAACAGATATTTTAACGTCTCTGTGACGCAAATATACTTAAAAAAAACGAAAAACAAAAATAAAGTAAAACAAATATTTGAGGGAGGGGTAGGGGTGAGTGTTTCAAATATACTCTTTAGTTGGAGATAAAGTTTTATTTTTATTCCCTACCAGCTATTAATTAAAAAATCCATTTATTGAAAATCCATTAAAAAAATATAATAATTGAAATAAAAAATATTTTAAAAGAAAAAATTGATTAAAAGAAAAATATATTCTAGTATATATTATTTTATATTTATTTTTTTCTAGTATTTTATTTTTATATATATTATATTATTCTAGTATTATATATATTATTATATACTAGTATATATACTGGAAGGGGTTATAGGGGGAACCATTTCAAATAAGTTCCCCACCCATTTCTTTAATTAAAGTTTCTAGTAACTTCTTTCTTCTTTTTAAAAAAGCCATATCTTTCAATTCTTCTTCTGTTAAATCTTGAATATCATGTTTATAATCTTCAAGGGTGTAAACAGTACTCCAGTAATCTTCAATTAATTTATTTAAATCCATAAGCTATAAAATATTAAATTAAACAATATATATGAAAAATCTCTGGAAATATACATAAAAAGGAAGAAAATAAGAAAAAAGTTCAGTTAAAATTTCTTAATTCCAATTTTTTTTTGTATATTTGCAGAAAAGAAAACAAATAACTAACTTACCCATAAATCATGAACAAGAAGCTATATCAATTCATAGACGAGAAAATAAATAAATTTTGCAGCGAAAGAATTAAAAACGACAAAAGACTATCAATGATAAGCAAGTTCATAATTGCTGTTTTAACTGAAGGAGAAAATATAAAAAATGAAACAATTGAAAGTTTATTTGGAAAAATTGCTACTGAATATTCGTTAAAAGAACTTCAAGAATTATCATTGGTAACAGTTAAAAACGGAATAATTTCACTTCAAGGAAGATATAATTCCAACAATGAAAAATACAAACTTTTTAAAAAAGCTTATTCAAAACTTTTGAAAAATGAAAAATGGGTAAATTACAAAAAAGATGAAAAATGCCTATTATGCAACAGTACTGATAACCTTCAACTTCACCATACATTCTATATCAAAGACGCTTTTTGGAAACCTTGGGAATATCCAAAACAATCAATAGTTACATTATGCGACAAATGCCATATGCAAGTTCATTTTGACAAAAAGCACCCATTGCATGAAAAAGTTCTATTAAGAGAAGAAGCAAAAAAAATATACAAAGAATTTTTATAAAACTAATACTTTTCAATTTTTCATAATATTTATAAATAAAACCTAGACCAATGCCAAAGAAATTATCAAAAGACGAAATCAATGAAAGACTAGAAAAATTATACCTAGAGAAAGAAAAGGCA